ACTCTCGTTATCCACTGTATCTAAAGTATCTATTTGGTCTATGAGATTACTTAGTTCTTTAACTAAATCTCTCCAACCATCTTGTTCTACTAACGATAACCTATTGTGGTAAAATTCTTTATTGTTGTCTGTTTCTGCCGAGTGCGTTTGCATAATTTAGCATTGTCTCCGATTTGAGGTGCTCTATTTCTGGTATATTTCTATATGTCTCACTTTGTTGTTTCTCTGTGTCTACCTTAATCTTATCTATACTAGCTAATTCTTTCTGTAGACCTATTATTCTTTCTTGTATATCTAACTCATTAGGTTGTGAAGTACCTGCATCCGCCTGATGTTTAATAGCTTTAGCTTGTTCTTCCTGTGCTTCAGCTAATGTCTTCTGTATATCAGCCTTAGCTTGTTCCATCTGTAACTGCATCTGCATCTGTTGCATCTGCTGTTGCTGAGGATCTGGTTGCATCCCTTGCATCAGAGCCTGTACTACTTGGTCTCTGTTATGGATACTAGAGTTCTGGAAGACTGCTAACAAAAGGACGTTGAAAGCTGGAGAGTCTTTCGGAATTGACTGTAGCATAGAGACCATCTGTTGCATCTCTAATTCTTTAGCCATAATACCCATAGTAGAGTAAGGAATGAACTTATAATCATTGACTGGATATCTATCTACATCGAACTGTATCTTCCTCCACATAGATTTATTAATCATAGGGATTAAGAATGTATTCTGGAAATTCATCAGGGTACGTTTCTGTCTCTTTATACTAGCACTCTGTGCCATAGACATACCACTAGAAGTAGCTCTATCAGGAACTCCCATATCTGCACTACCTGTACCCATCTGAATCATATTCTGTAGGGATGTAGTTTGTTGATAAGTCTGTGGGTCTGTCTGTCCTAGAGTCAGAGGCATAATAGCTTGTCTAGGGTCTCCGTTAGTGAGTATAGTCTTACCGGGTCTAACTTCTAGTTTGATGCCTCTCGGTAGTCTAGTAGCGTCTGCAGCTATCATCGGAGTAGTAGTTAGTGCTAGAGAGTCTATTCTTGCTCTCATCTCTGCATCTAATGCTTTCTGTGGGTTATATCCCTTCTCGCAGACCCCTCTACCCCAAAACTTATTTGGGACTAGGTCGTGCTGGTAAGATACAAAAGGTCTATCTACCATCATAAATGGATTCTCTTCTGCTCTCAATATATATTCATCGTTAGCTATAGTTACTACTGCTTCGACTAATTCATCTTCATCGTACTCGAAATTATCTGTAGATTCTTTCTTATCTAAGAATTTAGCTGGTACTTTACCCCAATATTCACATATCTTTATCTGGTCTGAGGCATCTCTATTTGTGTATTCAGGGTCAAAACCTACTTGCACTACGTCCGTATCTGCTGCTATATCGACTTCTCTGTATATACCCTTATCCATACCCTCAGTCAAGATATAACGTGGCTTATATACCTCGTGAGCGACTCCTAGAGCTTCATTGATAGTATTAGCACTTGGGTCTATGAGGAACTCTTTAGGTGATACAGCTTCTAATCTTACTTCTACGTTGACATATTCTTCTAGAGCACGTACAGAAGTCAGAGTACCTTCTACTGGTTGTTCTACTGGTCTATTCTCTACCTTCTCTTCTGTGATTATTTTAGCTATTCCTGTGCCATATACAGCACTATTAAGGAATACCTCACATATAGCGTCCTTTACACCTGCTCCTTCTAAATCTTCCTGTAGGAGAGCACGTACCATCTCAGCATCTTGAGGATTCTGGTCCATCTTATCATCTTGTAGGTCGAACCACCTACCCCTACCGAAGGTAGCCTCTTCTAATTCTGCTACACTAGCTTCTACTGCCTGTTGTAAAGCAGGAGTTATTAACTTAGATTTCTCTGACTTACGGTTCTGGTCTTCGATAGTCCACATTCCACGCCATAATCTATAGTATTCATCCCAAGATTTAAGATAATTATTATCACGATGATTACGCCACTGCTCTAGACGAGTGGATAACCAACCCGCTAATGCTTGATATTCGTTCCCGTCTGAATTGTAATTACTCGCCATATAATCCTTATTTTTTTACTTGAAGTTGACCGTCAGTTTGTAACATCCATTGTTGTCGGTCTATGTTATTTAAAGAACTAGGTATGTAATCTAAAGCCCAACTACCATCTTTGAACTTTGGTACTTTACCGTGCTTTTCATAATAATCTAAAGCTCTCTGTTCCTCTTCACTTACTTCTTCCTCATCATCCGAGAACCAACCACTAAATAATCCCATATTAATATCCTGCTATATCATCAACTGGTTTCCAATCTTCCTCTACATCTATAGTATGTATGAAGTCCGCCATAGATACTTGGTCTATATAGGCGAGACTATCTATCATATCATCGTGTGTCCCTGAAGTTGGGAACTCAATTAACTGGGATTCAAAATCTTTATTCCAAGAACCCTTGTTAAACGAAATCTTTCCGTGTTCTAATCTACCTTGAAGAGACCACGTAATTCTATCTGCTTTCTTCTTACCACCGTGAGTAACATCTGTAATCACTACCCATCTTCCTGATGCTCTCATCTCATCTTCTAGATAAGGTAAGATAGCGTTCTTTAACGCTCCTGCTTCTATACCTACAGTTGTCGCTTGATTTTCAATAGCTGTAGATAAAATCTTTTTAGCAGTTTCTTTAATGGACCAGCGACCGTGTAGTATATCTTTAACCCACCACTCATCATTATGGATTTTAACCAACGAAATAGCTGTTTCATCCAACTTAGAACCTTTGAGACCACGCTCTTTCTCGACCTTCTCAAATCCTGCAGGGTCAACTGCAATGACGTAATTACCTTCTTTAGGTTCTTCTGTATCATACTTAATCCATTCTTCCTTAAATATACCGCCAGTGAAGGAGACAAAACTTGCCTCGAACTCTTGCCTGAATGCTTGGGTACTCATTGTTTCCCTAGCTACTTTTATCTCTTCAGGGTCTAATATAGGATTATCTGTAGAGTTATATTGAAATGCCTCCCAATCTTCATTCTTCTCATCCTTAGCTTCTTGCCATATCTCATAGAAGTGATTCTTCCCGGCGGGAGTCCCAATGAAGAGTGCACCCCCTTTTACGTCCGCAAGTGTGGGCCTTATTATCTGTTCCCATACTTCTACTTTCATAGAGGCATATTCATCTAGAACTACATAAGCTAGACCTACGCCCCTCAGAGTATCTGGTCTATCGCTACCTTTGAGAGAAATCTTCCTACCATTGACCAAAGTCATAGTAGCTGTATTCTCGTGGGTCTGTTGTATTAAGTCTGTATCCTGAAGTAACTCCTTCAACATACCCCACATTATATCTTTAGCTTGTTGGAAGGTAGGACCTATATAGAATACATCCTTATCCTTCGATTGTAGTGCCTTGATTATTAATATCCAAGCAGCTAAACGAGACTTACCGAAGCGTCTCCCCGCAGATACTACCTTAAATCTAGCCTCACTATTAAATATCTCTAGTTGGGCTGGATGTAGAGAGACATCTAACTCCCTACTCATTTAGTTCTACTACCTTTTTATCTATATCAGCATCATCTATAATGACACCTTCATCGTACTCAAGTGGTTTCTGTTCCTCAGCTTCGATTACCTTAGCCTGAAGACCACCTACGTTGATGATGACATTACCTTTATCGTTACCTGCCCTAAGTTCTACTGCTTTATGTGTAGGTAAGATTCTATCCATACACATTTTTAGACAAGTCCTATCGCCTTCCAATGCCATCTCTATTACTTTCTCTACTATCTCTGGTCCTTTAGTAGACATTAACTCTCTACTTAAGGCAGTATATTTATTGACACTACCTTTAGGTCTACCTTTAGGATTTAAGACAACTCCTTTCTTTAATATAGGATTGCCTTTATTTAATCTTCTCTTGTCATCTGGTCTCATATCTTAAGTTCCTCACGTTTGTCCTATCTTTTATGTGACGTTTACTTAAGACTTTTCTAGCGATTAATAACTATAATGATTATTTCGTTAGAAGGAGCTTTAGTTAAGAGGTTAGATTAAAGAGTTGTCTGAGATAGGCTCTTCAGGGTGATAATTTAGTAGTGCTTTAAAAACTCTACCTTATACCATTATTATACCATATTTTACATCAAAAGTCAATAGTAAGTGTAAAATAAAGATATACTTAAGTGTTTTCCCCACACATTTAGTTATAAATTAACTATCCACCCTGAGATATTAGTTAATATAGTTAATAAATACTAGTATCCTCCCCAATTACTACCGAATCCTGTCCCATCTGTGAGTGATGTACAATTTAAATTCTTGGAATGGAGCTTGGGTGTCCCTCCCTATGTGTAGTATATATACAACAAATGTTGCACTTAAGCTACAGATCTGGGGAAAATACAACAGTGTCACATAAATACTACAAATGTTACATAAAAGATACAAAACTTAGTCCCAACTTAGTCCCTAAACGTCTATAGAGCTATCCA